CAGCGCCACCGCCAAATATAGCAGAACCAGCGCCAGCAGTAATCATTGAAAGCGGCACCATCCAACCATTTGTAGTAGCCCAATCTCCATCACCAGCAGAGCGAATACTGTCGCCAATTCCTTGAAAAAAGTGTTCTATGCTCATGGTTTTTACCAGCCTGTGCCAAATGGGACAGTTTGTATTGAGTCTAATGAACCGCCACCACCACTTCCAAACAAACCACTTAAACCACTAAATGTGCCTTTTGGTGACATTAAACTAGCAGCACCTAAACCAAATAAACCGCCTAATTGACTTTGATTTCCAGCTTGTGAAGCGTTGTAACTAGCTAATTGGTTTTGATATTGTGCATTTGTAGCGCCTAAAATATCAGCACCAGAAGTTGTGCCTTGTTGCGCTGGATTAATGTAATTAGGGGTTGCTAAAGACTTAATACCTTGTGCGTTAGCCAAAGTATTGTTGTAATTAGTAAGGTTTTGACCATATTGTTGTTGGTTAGCTTGTAAACCAGTATTCATACCACCAACAATAGCGCTAGTTAGCTGGTCATTTTGACCTTGTGCAAGCAAGCGTTTAGCATTATTATAAGCCTCGCTACCAGGCATAATGCCTTGGTTTGCAAGTTGTTGGTCAGACATTTCAGACTGGTGTTGCTGTTGTGGCTGTAAGCGTTGCATAATGGCATCGCTGTATGTTTGCCCAGGGTTAATACCATAAGAAGGTAAATTACCCCCTGTAAATGGGGTGGCATATTGACTACTTACATTAGCTAAAGAAGTGTCTACTGCTGGTTGCAAAGCAGGGTTTACAGACTGAGTAGCAGACCACATTGGGTTGCCCATTGAGTCTGTGCCAGACTGACTATAATTTAAAGCGCCATAAGGTGTGTATTGGTTTACACGATTGGCGGCTGTTGCTGACTGTGCAGCAGCTAAATTACCTGCGGCAGTTGCATTAGCAGCACCTGTATAGTCTGGCGCTGCTGGTGCTGAACTACCACCACCTGTTATTGCTTTAACTGCTCCGCCCATTACCTTCTCCTTGTTGTAACCATTTGCATTGATTACGCTTCATTGCGACTACAATAAGGTCACCTTCTGGGTGTCCATACGGTATGTCAGCTACCTGCTCAAAGCCAAGTTTTCGGCACAAATTCAAGGACTTAACATTGCCCTTATATATAGGTGCTAGTATAACCTTAACTTTAAGTTTGTTAAAGGGGTAATCAAATACACAGTTTAAATACCATTTATTCAAAAAATACACATTTGTTGAAGCTACATGAATTTCGCAAGAATTAGGCATAAAATTATTAAAGCCTGTAACCCCTACTAATTCACCGTCTTTTTCTACCCCAATGCACATAGTTTCTTGTGGGTATTCAAAGTTTCCTACTTTTGACAGCCAATTCCTTAATTCTTCTTGGTTTTCGGTTGTAACCCTACGCATTACAAAACAGTACCTTTTTCCATGACGAAATCGGTAGAAACCCAATGTACGTCAATACCTTGCGACACAATGTTTAAGTTTACCCCTGCTGCGTAGCCTAAACCACTTACACCTTGCCAGTTACGGTAAACAATAAGGTTTCCAGCCCAGCTTTCAACATCCCAAGTGGCAGCATCCCATACACCTACTGTAGTGGGTACAGACTGAAATGACACTTGGCCTAAGTTGTTTTGGGTTTGAAAGTCAGTATTAATACCTGCATAAACGCCAGGTGCGCCAGCATCCACTAAGAATGTAGGGCGAATCATTGTAAAACGCTTTTGTTGCCCTGGCATATCAAAATAACTATAAGCCTGTTGGCAAGTGCCTGAAATTGGCTGGTCATTATCGGCAAAACCATCCCAAAACTTGCCTATAAAGCCAGCACCACCAAAATAAAGGTCATCATTGTGCATTTCAAATACAGTAGTGCTTATGCCTGTAAAGTTGCACCAAGCCTTAGAAATGGTGTGCATTACATATTGCTCTGTACCTGCTGGGTTTGGAATGTTAATAAGAAGCATATTAGGCTTGGCATAGTAAATAGCTTGCCAGCCATATTCATTAGAATATTGGTCTGCTTCACGGCTAATTTCGTAATAAATTTTGTCAGTAATATTTATTCTAGGGTCTAGGCGACTAGATTGTAGGGAAGCTGCCAAAGGTACTAAACCATCTTGGGTAAGCAATAAAATGTCGCCAGCAAACTTAAAGAAAAACCTACGGCTAAATATATAACCCATTTGCCAAACGCCTTTTAAAAGCCAAGTAGTAGCGTCTGTAGGGTCTGTACCATTGTAAATAATAACTTCGCCCATATTGGTAGCAAAGCCAGCGTAGTCGTCTGCGCCTTGTCCAGCGTCAAGAGTCCAAGTAAACATACCTTGAATAAAGCCACCATTTCTTGCAATACCACCAAAGTCTAATGGGAAAGCATCGCCACCCAAAGAATTGACTGGCATATACCATACCTTCATGCTGTTTTCTTCGGTAAAATATAGGCGGTTTTTAAATAGGTTTACATGGACAAAAGTATTGGAATTAATTGAATAGCTTGTACCGCCAGTAGTACCGCCTTTAATGCCTAATACAGTATAAGTGCCTGTTGCACCTACTACAGTAGAAGTAGCACTAGAAACAAATGTAAAAGTATTAGCGCCAGTTACAGTAACTACATGAGAGCCTAAAAAGGTAGACTCACTAGAAGCAGTAATAACTACCTTATTATTAGTTGCTAGTCCGTGTGCAGTAGAAGTTGTTACAGTCGCTACATTTGAAGGGCTAGTACGGGCAATGCTAGTTATTGCAGCAGCAGTCGTAGTAGTAGCCATAGTAAACCATACTGAGCCGTCATATACAGTTACAGGGTCTACTCCATTACAAGCAACAATGTAGTCACCGCTAGTATTGGAAAAATTAACATACTGCATTTTGTCGCTAGTGACAGTAAATACTGCGTTTGCAGTAGGGGTGTCAGAGTCATAAATAGTAGTGCCAGCTACCGCAAATATTTCTTGAGTAGTTACCCCAGCGTAATTCATTAGGGTGTTAATTGGTGTTGTAATACCAATTTTGTATAAACCTACAACCGTAGCGCTTCCGCTTGGGGTTGAAGTCATTACATAAGTAAAAGTAGTTGTCCCTGTTACAGTAATAACATAAATACCGCTATAGTCAGCAGGGGTAGTGCCAGAAATAGACACTCTTGCACCAGTAGCCAAACCATGCGTTGTAGTTGTTGTTAGAGTTGCTGTTGTGCCTACACGAGTAATGCTAGAAATAGTTTTAACGCCAGTAGAAGTGGTTAATTGAGAATAGCGTGAATAACCCCTTCTTAATGTAACATCTGTAGGAGTAGGGTACATATTGGTCAAAGTTACTGCGTCAGTAGGGGGCATTTGGGCAATAGAGTCCCTTGCATTCCACCCACCAATAGGCGCAGTAATAGACGCTGTATTAGCGGTAAACCTCTTTGCTTGACCAAATATCATTATTTTTTAACCTTTATATGCTCTTATTAACTGCCATAGCCAGTGTCTGGTATGTTAGCGTAACCAATAAGGACTTTTGAAGGGTATGGCGCAAAACTAAGGTTAGGCGCACCTTTGTCATTAGCTTTAGCAATAGTCAAATAACGCTGGTAGTCTTGAGTTAAAGCGGTAGTGTCAAATGCTTTAATTTGGAAATACTTGAGTTTTGTATAAAGTACCAATATACGGTCATCAAATACAGTAGTGTCTGTGTCGGCAGTAAAACTATTCTTAATAGCGCCAGCCGAGCTTCTTGCCCAACCTTTACTACGGTATTCAAAGCCCAAATACTCTTGAGTATTCATTACAGGCCAAATTTGGAATTGCTGGTCAAGAATACGCCAACGCACTCTAGGCCCAGTTGAAATATAGCCAGACTTTAACCATTGCCATTGCTGTGCGTCTTCAGGGCCTAACATTTCCCAATGCTTAGACTTGTCCCAATGGGTGCGGTCAGTAATGGTTTCAAAGTCGGCAGGAAGGTCATATTTAGTTTGACCAAGCACAATGTTGCCTGTACCAGTACTAGACGCTTGCTGACTCATGGTTATTTGAGTTGGGCTATCAACTGTGACTACATTGGTGTCTTGGTTGATGTTATAGCCAGTAATTTGCCATTGGTCAGTAACGCCAGTAGTGTTACCTACTGAAGTTAATACTAAAGAGCCACTTGTAGAGGTGGTTGTAGTGCTAATAGCTTGGGTGTAAAAACGGTGCTCCACCTGTAATGCTTGCCAATCGTATTCTTTGAGAAGCTCATATCCTGCGCCATTCATTAAAGCTAAAATCTGTTGCACGTCTGTATTGGGGTTACCAGCTACAGAAGTGGAAACAGCTAAGTTTAATTCCGCTTGGACTTGATTAACAAGTTGGAGCATCGTTTGGGACATATTAGGCCTCTACTACTTTCGGTTTACGGGTTTTGGG